CCGAAATAGATATCATGGCGGGGGTATGGGAAATCCCCGCCGAACGAATGAAAATGAAGCGCCCGCACATTGTTCCCCTTTCGACCCAAGCTGTGCGCCTTTTTCAGCAGCTTCGGTATTACACGGGCCATCGTGAAATCTGTTTTTTCTCGGCGGAGTGGGGGAAAGTAATATCACGCCCACGTTTCCCCGAGGCAATGCGAAAGCTCGGGCTGAAAGATGGCTGGAAAATGACGCCGCATGGATTCCGGGGCATGGCCTCCACACTCTTGAATGAACACGGCTTTCCCCCGGACGTGATTGAACGCCAGCTTGCGCACGTCGAAAGCAACGCCGTTCGAGCCGCATATAATCAAGCTGAGTACATGGAAGAACGAAAACAAATGATGCAGTGGTGGGGTGACTTCCTGGACGATCTGCGGGGAATCGAAAAAAAATGAGGCGGGCCGAAGCCCGCCTTTTCATTCTTCCTTTTTTTTCACTTTTGTCCCGGGCTTGCGCCCGCCCCTGTACGGGTGCGCTGCGAAGCCCTGCGGGCCCGGCGTGTACCCCTCTGCGCTTTCGCGAGGGATGAACCAGTCCCGCCCGCGTTTTTCTGCGCCGGGGAGCTTTCCCTGCTGGCACAGGGTTTTCACGGAGCGGGGGAGGATGCCGATTATGTCGGCGGCCTCCCTCGTGGTGAGCATATCCGTCATGACGCCCACTCCATGAAGTGCCCTTTTTTCATGGCCTCACTGGGGGGAAGGAGACGCGCATCCCAATCCGGGCGGTCATAGAAATCATCGCCCACCAGATACCGGACGTGCTTTTCGAGCTCCGCCTCATGGGCGGAAATCCACTCCTCCGAGGCGGGCGTCCACGGCCCCATGTCTGAGGCGCATGTGCGCGGCTTCCGAATGCAAAGTACCCCTTCGATCATTCGGACCTGCGTCTCATCTTTCCAGATCAGTCCGGGTCTCACGGGGTAGGGAAGGGATATCACGCGCCCGCCCCCGGTCACATATGAACACATCGAGGACAACCTTTTACGCTCTGTCATTGCCATTCCTCCTATTTTTATTAGGGCGGCGGTTTTCGCCGCCCCTTTCTCTTTCCCCTAGCCCAGGGTCGCCGCCCCGGTCTCATGGAGGGCGTCGTTGGGCTCGATGTTCCCGGCGGGGAGGGGCTTTCCGCCCTCAATCCGCTCCATCTCATCCAGGTAGCTGAGGTAGTCCCAGCTTTTCGGGCGGGGGCCGTACTTTTCTTCCCTGAGCTTCTCGCAGTACTCATCGTAGTTCTGGAAGATTCTCTCCAGCTCGGCCCCCTTTTCCTGCGACACCTCTGTCTCCGACCAATTCGCGGGGGGATTGATTTCGGCCCATTTCCCCGTATCCCTCTTACGCCCGTACATTTTCCCGTCAACGTTGATAAAATCCATCTTTACTTCCTCCTTTTTTTTAGCGCGGGGTTTCCCCCTCGCTCTATGTATATATTATATTCCCTAGGGCCTCGAATGTCAAGGCCCTTTTTCATCTTTTTAGGCGGCCCACATCTCAGACAGATGGGCCAGGAACACGGGGCGGAGGGCGTCGCCAAAGCAGGTCTTTCCGATCTCATCAGAGAAGGTATTCGTGTTCGCGTCATACCAGCCGAAGGAATCCCTCCGCCCGGCGCGGGGGCGGGCGATGTAGAGGCGGCGGTGCCCGTACTTCTCCCACGCGCTCACGGTGATTGTCCAGGTCTTTCCATCATACGTGAATTTGAACTCCGCATCTTTCAGCGCAACCCCGGCGGGGATGGTGGCCTCAGCCGCGATGGCGTTCATAGCCTTAATGACAGCGGCCACGGCGCGGCCCTTCCTCATCCTCCACGTGGAAGCTGGCATATTCAGTTCAAGATCGTTCGCCAGACGGCGGATACGGACCTTGGAAAGCCCCATCAAAATCTCCCATGCGTTTCCGCTCTTCAGCGCCTCAATGGCTTCAACCATGCTCATCATCTTTTTCATCTTCTTCTTCCTCCTTTTTTTAGCTCGAGGTCTGACCCCCTCGCTTGATGTTAATATTATATTCCCTAGGGATACAAATGCCAAGGGGCAGGAAGGAAAAAAGACAAAAAAAATAGGGGCCTTTCGGCCCCGTATAAATATAGATAATGACTATTTTTTTTGTGTCGAGGTCCGCGCCTCGATCATTTTTTTTAGCACCGCCAGCCCGATGTCCAGAATGACCCCGCCGCCATAGCCCGCAATCCCAGCGATAGCGAACTGCAACTGCACGCCGAGCTCCAACCACGAGGCGATAAAATGCGCTTCCATCCCGGCGAAAGCGGCGACGATGAGACTGAGGGCTAGTTCCAACGGTTGAAACGCCCCTCCGCGCTTATGACGGATATAATCTACGAACCCGCCCATGACGGCGATGCTCAACACTTCCAAAAAAGTTTTAGTCTCCTCTTCCATGCGGATCACCGCCCCTTTCATTTTTCACACCCCCGCTGCTTTCGCCATGGCGTTATTTCGGCGCAGCCATCCATTTAAGAAAACCTTCTGCGAGGGGGTCTTTGCCACGATATTCTCATAATATGTCTTGCGCCGTTTTACAATGGCCTTCGCCAAGGCCACGGCGTCACAGGTTTTAGCCGCCGCGAAGGTCTTAGGCCCGTACTTGCCATCCACCACAATATTTTGACCACAATCCACGCAAGCCCGCTGCAATATCCACGCAAAGCCGCCGTGATTGATGCTGATATCCAGACAACACAGACACGCTGGCCAGGCGACCTCGCCCCAACCGTAACGGTCCCAGAAATTCTTTTTATAAATCAGCTTGGCTTCATCCTTGGTCAGCTTGCAGATATTCGAATGCTCGACGACGCCCGCCGCGCGCCCAGCCTTCAACGTTGGAATTGTAATACCATAGGCCGTGGCTCCGCCAGCGTCCGCCTTCGCCGCGCCCTTCACGACGGGCTGACCGTTTACGATGTCGAAATTGCGGCCTCCCTCCCACTGGAGGGAAAATTCAATGCTGTGCCGCCAGTTTTCCGTGTTGGACTCTTTCGGCGGGTTCTTTGCGGGCTCCTCAGTCTTCGCGGGTTCCGTCGGGGGTTCTGTTTTTGCCTCGGGCGCTTCCGCTTTCGGGGGCCCCTTCGTCTCAATTCTGTACATCTTGCAGAGCTCCGCCAGGCGCTCGTCCACCGTCTGGGCCTTCGACGCCGCCGAGACCACCATCTGCATAGGGGCCTCGATCACACCGGCGAGGGCTTCTTTCTGTTCCTCGGTTTTCACCTTCGTGATGTCGTGGTCGGTGAGAATATTGGCCTTGTCGCAGACCATATCCACGAAGAAGCCGATCAGCTTCCCCTCAACCCACTCCGGAACCCAAGGTAGGTTGATAATCTCGTTCAGCTTTGAGACAACGACGGCCCGCTTTTCCTCGCCTGTCTTGCCTTTGAGCTCTCTCTCGGCCCAAAGAACTTTATCGACGACCCACGTTTTGATTTTCTTTAAATTTTCCCACATAAAACACCCCTCCTAGAACCACTTAAAATCACTGGCCTCTCCCGCGTAAAATGGATAGGCCACGAAATGAATAGCGAAGCATACCGCCATCCACGGCCAACCCAACGCGGCCAGAATCGCGGCGACAATGGCCTCCGTGCAGAAGCCCGCCGCCGCGAGAATACGCTGCTTGCCCCGCTCCATGGCGGGCATATCCCAAATATACCGCGGCACGTAAAATTTGCCCCAGGCAAACCGGAACTTAAGCCGCCGCCCAAAACAAAGAGCGGCCAGATAGTGGCCGCCCTCATGCACGAGAAAGCAAAGTACAAAGCACGCTAAAAGATTAGCTGCTATCAATCCTCATCCCCCCATCCGTATGTTCGCTAAACCGGGAATGTGATATACCCACTTACCCATTGGTTTATCGAAACCCCAGGCGTAAATCGTAGATAGACTATACCTGTTGTAATAATATACCAATTCCCTATAATATCCTGAACATTTGGGGGATTTGATGAAATACTTATAATGGGAGCGATAACCATATTAGTGGGACGGCATCCTATAGGAAGAGTTCCAATATTAACGTTTTGATTAACACCGAACTCGATAGGCGTCCTTGCGTGCACAGCAACTGAAACATATCCGTTCTTTTTTCGGTAGCTCCCCATTGTTTCAAAATCAACCCATCCTGTATCCTCCGCCGTGACATAATTCCCCTTGTCTTGTTTTCCTGTCTGAAGTGCTGTGATATCTGCGTTTATACTTGCTGGAAGCTGAAGCAGCGTCGTTGTCGTTCCGCCGGTCATCTGTTGGAGTCGGATTGCGTCTGCCGCCGCGCTCAGGGTCACATCGTTGTTTGTATTTTTCCCAACGATGGATATCCCGTTTGTGCCGTTCGGGTTTACGCTGGAGCCGTTTGCGAAGGAATTTAAAACCGTGCCGCTTAGGGATACGGCAAGCGGCGTCCACGCTGTCCCCGTTGCATCCGGTGCATTCGTGGAGGCCGATGTATGCCCATACAGCGCCATATACAGCTGAGTCCCGTACTGGACTACATCGAGGGCGTTGTAGCTACGCCCCGTCGCCCACGTTCCCCGATACGGGAAAGACGTTGGCCCCGCTGGCCCAACGATCTGTTTTAGCTCTGTATCAATATAGCTTTCATATTTGTTCACAAGTTCGGCCACCTGCGCGGCGATTTCGGCCTGCATTGTGGCAGCAAAATTCCGTATTACGAAGTACACCTGCGCCGTCCCCGTTGCGCCTTGAAAAGCCTCTTGGAGAGTGAGCGAAGTGTTATTCTCTACGTCCCACACCTGATATATACGGATTTTATCAAGCGTAAAAATATCGCCCTTCTTCAGCCCGGCGTTGAGCCAATTTGTGCCCACGCCCGTAACATTCGAGCTACCCTGCGTAACATCGACCGTGCCCGTGGAATACCACGGAATACCGAGAGAATCCATGTTTATACCTCCTCTCAAAAGGGGAGGGCCTCGCGAATCGCCGCAAGGTCCTCCATCATTTTGTTTTGTTTTTCCGGCCGTCCCTGAAGGGCCTCCGCGTGTGCTTCCAGCTGTTTTTCTATCGGCCATGCCGCCAGATACCGCCTCTGGCGTTCGGCCTGCACTTCTTCCCGCGTGGGGATACGTATCACCCTCACACCGCCGTCACCGTCCCCTCCCAATCCGCATAGGGGAAAGCGCGAACCCGAATTGTGTATTTTCCGGTTAGGCGTGTTCCCCACTCTAATGTTCCATCCTCCACCTTGTACTCATCCCACCGCACTTCTACATCGCAGGGCTTCGGAAGATTGGAAAGTGTTACGACTTCCTGCCCGTCCGCGGCTATAGTTGCTTTGTCTATGCGGGTTTTTTGCGCCGGGCGTTTTTTTACTTTCGGCGGTGTGGCCCCCACATCAACATAAAATTCAAGGGGACTATAAGCCCCCTCGACGTAAGGATTTTTTAGGATATCCGTAATACTTTCGTCGATATTCCACGTGCTCATGAGGCATCCTATTTTTGGGTCATACTCTGTCAACTGCATGTTATCACCTCGTTACCGTTTGCACTGCAACGCCAACAAAGAATAATCGTTTATCGAGGAGCGATTAAAATTGATTGTGTCGCTTGTAGAGCCGTGCGTATACTTCACGCACCAATAAGGCCATACCCAAAGCGTACCATCATATTTAGGCGTAAACATAGTGGAAATCGAGAAAGAGCCATTACGTCGCTCATTTGCAAAGGCGCTCCAAACGTCGGGAATATCCTGTACAAAACCACCCCCCGTTATCTGTTGCCCAGCGCTATTATTGAGCTGAGCATGTAATCTGAGCCATATTGTGCTCATTTCCGCCGTAATGCCACAGGTAAATGATAGCCACACCTCCTGATTTTTTATGACCGGACAGCCTAACACAACCGCCTCATAATTGAGCGCTGTTAGAATGGGGTAAAACGTCCCTATAACATCCCGATGGTTATATCCCCAAGTTACGTAGCTCATTCCACTCAATCCAACGGGCATAGTCACAGAGCGGCCCGCTATCTTTAGCGTGTCTACGCTTGCATCCACAATCGCGGCGCGATTTACCATGAGCGAATTGCAAACCAGCTGCCCTAATGTGGAGTCGAAGACAAACATTTGCTTGGTATTTGTGCTCCCTGGCTTTGCAATCAGAAAGGAATCAGCATTTACAACGAAAGCACTTTTCCCTGCCCCGCCATTGAGGAGCTGTGTACCGCTAACATACCCGTTGTTATCTACCTTAATCGTGTAACTAGCGCTCATTCTTCCGTTTAGATAGTTAACGGCGTTGGCGTTAGCTTGAATGCTTACGGATTGCCCGTTTACCGTAGTCTGCAACGTAGTAACACTAGAACTTATCGCGCTATCAGCGCTTGCACGTGTTTGTTGCTCCGTCCTTATCGCCGCTGTGTTATTCCCAGCCGTCGCGACAACCTGATCAATTCGCGTAGATAGGGCGCTATCCGCATCCGCGCGTGTTTTTGCCTCCGATTGTATCGCGGCTTTTCGCGCAGTCACTTCGTCGCCTATGGCCTTAGTATTATTATTTACAGTCGCCGTCAGGGTTTGTCTTGCGCTTGCCTCTGCGGCGTCTGCGTTTGCCCGTGTTGTTGCCTCGCTTTGTATCGCCGATGCATTGCTGTTTACCTTGGTTTGCAGTGTGTTAATTCTGCTAGATACGGCGTTATCAGCATCCGCGCGGGCTTTTTGCTCCGTCTGTATCGCCGCCCGGCGCTCTGTTACCTCCGTATTGATCGCTTTTGTGTTGGCGTTTACAGTTGCCGTCAGTGTTTGTCTGGCGTTGGATTCCGCTGTATCCGCATCAGACCGAGCCTTAACCTCGTTTTGTATTGCTGCAGTATTATTATTTACTGTAGTGCGCAGTGTATTAATTTGTGATGTTAAGCTGCTATCCGCATTTGTCCGCGCTGTCTGCTCCGTTTTTATTGCAGCGGTATTACCGTTTACCGTCGTTTGCAACGTAGATATCCGGGTTGACATAGCGTTATCCGCATCGGCCCGCGCCTTTTGCTCGTTCACGATGGAGGCTTTGTTTTCCCCAACCTGAGCTTGCAAAGCCTCACGCCGACCAACCTCTGTGCTGAGGTCGTTTGCAATCGCGGTAATTTGATTGTCGTAATACGCTTTGTTTTCGTTTATGACTGCCAATAACTGCAAGCGATATGTTGCCACAGCTTCATTTGTGTCATCTATCCGCGCGTTCAGCTCTTCCTTTGCAAGTGCCAGCTTAACACGGCGCTCTTGTTGCCCCTCATGCTCATTTACGCTGTTTTGCAGGGAAGCAGCAGATAATTCCTCTATTTGGTCCTGTAAAAGCTCATAATCGAGTACTTGCTGAAGAATACCGCCGTCAAGCGCGTCTATGGCTATCTCCGCAGTTTTTAGTCGCGCGTCAACTCCATCAAGCGTTGTCTGATCTGCCTTTAGCATTATGCGGCTGTTGAGTCCGTCGATATCGATCTCAGCGCGATTCATACGTTGTTGCAACCCGGCGACAACAGTCTCATCCGCCTTCAGCGCTATAGCAGCCTTAGCGCCATTAATGTCCACCTCTGCTTGTGTTATCCGCATTTCCAGCCCTTCAAGCAAGAGTTCATCGAGGCTGGATTGCCCTACATTCACAAGCGTGATAAGGTATTCGGCGTCAATGGTTTTCCCAATTAGGATGCGAATTCCTGTAATAGCTGAGTTTTTCCAATCGTCCCCGCCCGCCGTAAGAGCATGCATATTCACCTGCACCGACCGGGTAATACTTATTCCGCCGAGCAAATCCACTCGTTTCATGTATTCATCGCTAAATCCATGATTGGATGTGCTGTACTGGATACGGATATTTGCGTCGGGTTCGCCAGTCGTCTGTAAAATCTGGAGCCCAATGATATTATTCACGCCGCCATCAATGTTTATGGCTGGTGAAGTCATGGACGGACTTTCCGCTGTAATCTTGTACTTCATCCCGGCGGAGTCAGGCGTAAGCTCCGCATTCTGCCCGGTCCAGCCGTTCAAGCTACCTTCAAATTTCCATTCTTCCGCAACCGTAATCGAGGAGATCAAAGACGCCGCAAGCTCATCAACATAAACCCGCGTGGCCTTTAGGTTTATGTCTGCTTCCTGCGCGTCCAATCTCTGCTCTATATTCGTAAACTGGTATCCCGTCTCTGTTTTCAGGTCCTCGATGGCGCGAATAACGACAAGCCCCTCATCCGGGTATATCTCCATCCCCGCCCAGCGGAATACGTCACCGACATAATCCGCCTGATCTGCCAATCTTAAAACACCGGCGGAAACTAGATCGAGCGCCGGTAAAAGCTTATTCTGGATATCATTGCGATTGTCGATTATCTGCCCGCTAAAGTCGGGAATGATAATATCCTTAATTTCTTCCAGCTCTAACTTTATGTCGGGGATATCTTCTATATCCTCTATGGCGATTTCTAGCGGTTCGATGCGGGTATTTAGCTCTTCGAGCGCATCTTGCAACCACGGATTTTTTTCCAGATAGTCCGTTATCCAGGCCTCCGCGCTTTCCGGGTCGATTATGCACGGCGTCCCCGCTTGGTCGTTGTATTCGGATTTCTGCCCCGTGTAGTTTACGGCCCGGACCCAATACCACATTGTGCCTCCGGCTGGTAATACTCGCGTAAAACTATTTGCGCGTGTTTGTCCCACCATGGAAGCGCTCATGAGCTCATCTTTGTTGTTTTCCCACACCTCGATATGGGACAGATCGGGATTCGACGGGTTTACCCATTCCAGCGACGCAAACCCAAACATACCCTTGGCAGTTAGCCCCGTGGGCGGATTCGGCGGTATCCCGTTCCCTAGCACTATCCCCTCGGATGTAGCATACGCCCAATCTGACGGCTGCGCGGAAACGTAAAGCGCCCGCACGCGAACAGAGTACAACGCGGCCGTATCACGCAGCGGGCACTGCGCCGTTGTCTCCGTTGTATCCCTATGCTGTTCCCACACGCCCTGATCATATTTCCATTCGACCTGATAGGAAGCGGGCTTTTCGCCGCGATAGCTCCAATTCGCCCAGAGCTCAGGTATCCATTGTCCCGAGGAGGAATAATACCCGCTGGCATTCAGCGTTAAACCCGCAATACGGTTCGAGGGCAAACTATAATCGATTATTGGCGGCACGCCGTCTTCCGTGTACAGGGCCGCTATATACTCTGTACACGTGAGCGTTACCTCCATATCACCACTGCGGCTGATTTCCTGCACTCTAAAAGGCTTTGCAACCGCCTGCATTTCGCCGATAGCAAAAACATCATACGGCGCAAGCCCGGAAGCATTCGATATAACAATCTGGTTTGTTGCGCCGCTTCCCGTAGCGGTTCGCTGAAGAATTGCATCATCGGACTGTCGCCGAACCAAAATGTTGTAAGTCACGCCGCTGTCTAGGTTCAGGTTGTGATCAACAATAATATTATTCCCATCCACGGAAAGTATACGCCCGCCCTGCCCCCAACGGGGGACATCGTGCTGAACTAAAATCACATCGCCGACCTGACAGGCGATAGCGTCTACATCTGCACGGAAAGTGATAGTGCGCAGGATATAGCGGTTTTGGTTAAGCCTATATAGACCCTCTTGCCATGCAGAATCAAAATTTGTAATACCGGTAAGCTCCACGGATACCGGATTCGCCCGCGTGTCCGCGTCATCAAAATCATGGGCGTAGACCGTGATTTGTTCACGCTCATAATTTTTCGCCTCGTTTAAAAACGAGATTTCAACCGCATTTGCACGCGCATCCACGGGCAAAAACTCGCCGCTAAAAGAATTTGCAACGATATTCCCCATTGTGAAGAGCTGTACAGGGTCAGCGGGCTGATCCCAAATGCAAGAAATCCGTGTCCCGCGCATTACGACAGCCCCACGCGCGCTGGAGGCGATATCGTTCACCCACTGCCATAGGTCTTTACCCTCGTCCACCAGAAGGTTCATCTTTATGGGGCCGCGATTTCCAAGGGTTTGATCATTCCACGCCGCCCACGCCGCAAAAGCAGTTAGGTCCATGCGTTCCGGCTGTTCGCCGAAAACATACACGGTCCCGTCCAGGTCTCGCGCCTGCACGCAGAGGTCGTATATTATCCATGCTGGGTTTTGCGCATCCTGTGATACCCACTGGCCGTTCATGTATACCAGGACCGTTGCCCGGGTTTGTTTCCATGTTACGGTGGGAGACCCGCCGTTAAGCTGGTCTGTCGCCTGCATACTTATACCGACTAGGGCCTTGCGCGGGTGAATCATTGGCGATTCAACAACCGCCGTTAGCGAGGTCCACATCATTTTGTTACGGACATGGCCCGCATCCGTGGACGCTACGCGGTTCATACGCCCCCGCACGCGATACCGCCCGGAAGTGAGCTTTTCCGTTCTGCGAACGCGCGTGATAGGTTTTGTTGTCCCCGCCTTGATTTCCTCGCTAAACCAAGGTATCCAGTTCGACCAACTGCTGCCCGTTTGCAAAGAATACTCGAACTCGGGATACACCGATGTTTCCTCTATATCATTCCCGTAATTGCAAAGCCCCTCGGGAAAATCCATCGCAACTTCGAGATAGTCCGCGGTGTTCCCCTCCAGCTCAAAAATCATCCATTCGCCGGGGGTATCCTTGTCATATACGCCGCCTGCGCCCTCAGCGACGTTCAGTGTTACGCCAACATACTGCGTATCATAAATATTTTCAAATCCGCTAATGGGGTCTTGGGTGTTTAGCCCCCCCCTGAAAGCAACCGTAACATTTGCGTAGTTTTCGGCGGGGTTATCGTTTATCCGCACATCGGAAAAAAGATCGATAGGGCCCTCACCGCCGCAAAGCAGCATATCCATATACTGAACATCGCCCTCGACGCGGATATACTGGTTTATGATCTGTCCCGCTGTGCGAACCGTCCCATATGTGATGGGAATCATTGCTCCCTGCTGGTTTATGGGCTGTAGCGCCGACCATTGATGTGAGGCTGTATCTTCCGCCTCTTTGACCTTGGGACTAAAAGCGTTGGAAATTAGCTGCCCGCCGACCATGAGAGTTAGCCCGCCCGCCAGTTTTGCAGCCAGAGCTGAACCCCCAAAAAGGCTCCCAACCGCAGGCGCTACGACCCCAAAAGAGAAAATCGCAAGCGCAATACCGGCCAAGATTGCCAGCGGATTCTTGCTGCGTCCTGAATTTCCGCCGCCTCCTCGTAATACTGGGCACACGGCAACATAATCCCCCGGTATTACGATTTGCGTCGGGATCTCTTCTGGCGTGTATACGCGCCCATTTATGGAGGCGTGATACTCCATCTCATCCCCGATGCGGACATGGTTTTCGAGAAAATCCTGAAAAGGCTGCGCCGCAGCAATATCGACGCGCAAAATATCGCGGTCCCGTACGTCAAAAGGATTTCTTAAAATTGCGAGAGTGACGGACATGTATAGAACCCCTCTATTCTTTTTCGCCATGCGGGAGAACGGATCAGCTCAATAACCACCCCCGTTTTCTCGCGCGTATGTAAAAATTTCCCGTCCCCGATATAGACCCCAATATGATTCACCATCGGGGCATTAAATCGGATAGCTACCACCGCTGGAACGGGGATATCCGGCGGCTCATGCGGAATCCAGCGCGGGCGCTCTTCCAGAAAACCCTGATAGAATCTAGCAAAATCATAGCAACAGCCTGTGTAATCTGGAAACTCGACACCGAAGCGCCTATAAACCTCTCGAACAAGGCCCAGGCAGTCATACGAATCGGGCCCCCGCCCGCCGTCTTGAAAGGGTTTCCCGATAAGATCAGTCACGGCTTGCATAAAGGCCTCCTTGCGGGATTGCCGGTTCCCCGCCGAACCTTTGTTCGTTCTTCCGTTCCTTGCACGCGGAAAAACTTTTATCACATTCCGTAAGAGCCGACCCCGCCTTACATTCTGGCCCCTTGTATTGGAAAGGACAAAAATTTTTTAGAAATCGGCGCTGAGGCACACGCCTAAAAAGATTCACCGCGCCCGTTAAGGTGAATGTCACCCATTGTTCGTCATAAGACGTTGATTGGACTGAGAATTCTTCATCGAGCTCCGGCGTGGTAATATCAAGGTGATTCGACATCACGACCATAAGCCGGACAGTAGCGCCAACGCCGCCGCCTGCCTGCTCGATGTACCCCTCAACGGTCCGCGTAACATTCGACACCTTCACCGTAAAATTTGGCACCTCGCCGCTACCACTCTGGCGCGGGGCCTCCAGCTCGAATGGGAACGCCACCCAGGTCTCACCATTCCACTCGATATCATCGGTGTTACGGCATAGACGCAGTATTACGCCGGGCGCTACGTATATTTCGGCGAGTATTATCCAGGCTCCGTCTGAACTCAGCTTATTTTTTTCGATTATTGCAGCGCTTGAAAGGTCTAACATCTTACACCTGCTCCAATGTCACAGTAACATTCCAGCAATCCATAACCGTATGCCGCGCCTTAAGTTCGCCCTTAAAACGCACGGTATACGTCTTTTCGTCTTTTACATTAGTCCAATTAAACGGAAGGGAGCCGCCATAAACTAAGCCATAGAAAGCACGCAGGGCCCGGTAATCCAGGCCCCGCATGTTAGCCCAGGTGAGTTCCCATGTCCGGCGCATTCGCGTGTATCGCGCCCGCGTCTGTACTATGCCCGTCCCGAACTCCGTACTGATCGCCGGGTCTTCCGTCGTTTCATCGAGCCCGCTAGGGAGCTGTACATCTGGCCAGTCCATGGTATCACCTCCGCCGTAAATTCTGAGTTATAGGACCGTTCGTCGCCTGGTCGCGAAGTATTACGCCGACAACCATTTGCCGCATCTGCTCATCAAAAGTCGGCCCTGTCTGCGTCGCCGTCACCGGCTGACTGCTCTCATTGATTACATTTACCGTCACAGAGGGCGGCTCGGTAATACCGCCTGACGCAACGACGCCCAGCCGCCCGTGTGAATCGCGCTCCAGCGGCATAACGGCCTCGGGACCGGCCTCCCCCATGAGCCCCGCGCCGGTCGCCATGGGGAAAACAGTCGGTCGATGCACGACGCCGCCCATGGCAAAGGGAATTAGGTCGCCGTGAGAAAACGCGCCACCATCGGCAAAACCAAATAGGCCGCCTAAAAGGCCGCCGCCGCCGGATATTCCACCGAAAGCCTGACCGAGCCATCCGCTCATTTGTTGAAGTATCATCATCTTGAGCGTCGTGTATACAATATCCTCGCCCAGCTTGCGCAGGCTATCCCCAAAGTCGCCGCCACGAACGGCAGCGTCAAGGAAGCCGTCAACGACGCCCATCACGGCATCCCCGCCGAGCTCATTAAATTCCTTCGTGATGTTTTTAAGCTCCACAGAAAGCCGCCGCTCAAGAGATACGGTTGTAAGCTCGTTCTGTTTTTGGAAAGCGTCAAGCGCCTCCGCCGCGATCTTCGCCGCGCGGGGGAACTCTTTGAACTGCGATACTATACCGGCCAAGGCCGCCTCGTATTCGACATTGGATAGCTTGCCGCTCTCGAACTGGCGCGAAAGCGAATCTAAAAGCTTGCTGATTTCAGAGGCTTTTATGTTCTGAAGTTCAGAAAACCGCGCGCGCCATTTGTCCGTCCCCTCAGTGAGACCGGCAATCTCAACTTCCAGCATCCGGGCATAATCGGCGGCGCTCAACAATCCCTCAGAAAATTCCCACGCGAGATTAGACCATTTCTCGCTATATCCCTTATCTGTGATTTGCGTGATAGCGTCCTGCACCCGTTTCCACTTTTCGGAAAGCGGGTCTAGCCCCTCAAGCATCTTCTGAAGCTCAGGGACAAAATCAGCGCCGTCCTTATCAAGATACTTGATCTCATCCTGTATCTTTTGGAGTTTTTCTGAAAAGGCGCTGTCATTGATGGATATGCGAAGGTCTTGCAACTTCTTCCAGTCATCGGTGAGCGGCTTCGTTTTCGCCTGCATGGCGTCGATCTTGTCTATGTAGGCGTTGCCGTCCTCTTTGAAGTACTTTATACGGTCTTGAACATCCTGGACAAAAAGCTCTAGCGCAGACTTGCCTGACTTGGCACCACCGCCGCCTTTTTTTCCACCTTTGCCGCGACCGCCGCCTCCGCCGATTCTCGGCATTTTAGGCGTAGCCTTCACCGCCGAAACTATAGGGGCCGGGGTCTCGGCTGCATTACGGCGCTGTATTTCCGTTTCTAATGTCGAGATTTTCGCCCTGAGCTTTTCCGCCTGACGCGCCGCAGCAGCTTCCTGCTCTGTTACGATATCGCTCACCCCGCGCTCCCCAAACGCAGTAGCGCGCGCTACCATGGTCCACGTATCAACTGCCTGAGCCTCTAACTTTATCAGCTCGCCGCGTAAATGGGCAAGCTCGCTTTGCATATGCGCCGTACTAGTTTCCTGGAATTTGCCATTTAGCCATTCTTGAGCCTCGCGCAAATCCTCAGAGGCTACGCGGGTTTTTTCACTCTCGTTTGTGTATGTTATTAGCGCCCCAACCGCAACCCCCAGCGACACAACCAGCCCGACAGGCCCAGACAACGCAATCGCAACGGCTTTTACCGCCCCAACAAGCGTTGTAAAGCTCGATATCAACCCACTCAACGCCACAAGAGCGGGCCCGGTCGCCACCACAAGCGCAGTTATTTTTATTGTGCTCTCATCAAGATCAAGTGAAAATTTCCCTATGGCGTCACTGAGAGCTGGCATGTACTCTTCCGCTATGCCGACTAATTTTGTACCTAGCGGCTCAAGCGCCATGGCGGCTTGATTTCCCAACATACTCCATCGCTCGCCAAAGGTCATCGTTTCCTTGGATGTCTCGGCAATCGTGCCGCTTGCCGTTTTGAGCGCGTCTACAAGCTCAACTATCTCTAATTTTCCCTCTCGAATCGCGATGGTTAAATCTGCCCCGGCCTTGATACCGAACATATTTTTGCCGATATCAAGCGCCTCAGACATTGTTTTAGCGCTTTTAATCTGTTCGATAATGGCTATCAAGGCCTGCGAAGTATCGGCGACGCCCTCTTTGGAGAGGGCCACAAGAGCCTTGGAAAAAGACTTCATCGCCTGTTGCGCATTTATTCCGGCTTTGTCCAGAGTCCCAATAAGCGCAATCGATTCATCGAGCCCAAGCCCGAGAGTACGAAGCGCTCCGCCAGAAGCGGTCACGCCCTGGGCTATTGTGTCCATCCCCATACCGGTTGCTTGAGAGGCAAAGAAAAGCTTATCGAGAACCTCCACGCCCTGGTCGGCTCTCATGTTCCAGTTGTTCAAGAGCTTGCCAAGGCTGGCGATCGTTCCGCCTAGGTCCGTTCCCATCATGCGGGAGGCGTCCAGGACGGCCATGGAGAGCGTTTGTAACGTCTTCCCCGAGGCCCCAGTCATGGTGTTGAGGTCGGCTATGGCCTTTGCGCTGTCATCGAAACTTTGAGGCCCCAGAACAGCTATAGCTTTGAAATCATCCTGAAGCTCTTTCAGCGCGGCGCCCGCAGCGCCTGTCCCTATTTTTATCGTCCTGAATGCCTGCTCGACTTTGAGCCCGACGCCCATTGCCGTCGCCCGCAGCCCCATGAGTGGGGCCGTGACGATACTTATATTCTTTCCAAGGTCTTTTATTTGCTTGTTCGCGCTTTTTATCTTCTTCTCAAGTTGGCTCGTATCAGCGCCTATGAGAATATTGAGCTTGCCCGCAAAAGCCGCCATCTATCCCGCCCCCTTTCGTTTTCGCCGTTCTTCTTTCCATTCCTCGATAAACTGCGCCTTGCCAAGCACGCGTCCGCGCTTCCATATGCCCGCTATATCCTGCGGAGATACGCTGCGCTTCACCCAAAGATTCATAATCGACGCCGTATGAATGGCTTGTTCGCGCCGCTCCATCCAAACACGGTATTGATGCGCCGCTATCATGTCTATGAGCTCTCCGTTTGTAACGGTCCATAGTTCTTCCCGGCGCAAACCAAGAGGGCCGAGGGCATACAGGTACATATCTTCACGCGCCCGCAGCCGCTCGGCCCTCGTCATTATGCGTTTTTTTCGCTGTCCTCTTTGCCCTCGTCCAGAAGGATGTAGCGCCGGAAGCTGTCTACAAGCTCGTTTACGCACTCCATAGCGATAGCTCGAACGGATACCCCGGCCTCGTCGCAGAGCGCCCCAACGGCCTCGGGGGTAATGCTGCGCCGCTTCCCGAGCATCCCCGCCCATACGATCGCGCGAAGATCAGAAAACTTCAGCTTGGTTCCCTTTTCCAATCGCTGAATGAGGCTAACGATGCTATCATCAACCTCATCCTCAAGGGCGCAAATGGCGTTTTGCCCGTACTGGATTTCATACGGCTCGCCGCCTATGTTAATTATTCTCATGCATTCACAACACCCTTCGTAATTGCCCCAGTCCCCTGCGCGGATACCGAAACCTGGATAGCGTCCTCGGTTGCTGCGGATACATCCCACTGCGTCACATATCCGGTTAGGATATACTCAGGATCACCGATGGAAGACCCAGCAGGCCTAATGTGGAAGATCAGAGGCGTCCCCGCCCACTGTGCGCTCTCTATTGCGGCGTCAGCAGTAGAATTTGCTGTATCAAAAAGGAGCGTGAAAGACATCGTTGCCTCGATCTGCCCCGGAAGGTACTCTTTCCACTCCGTCGAAATCGTGCTCACATCTATTGTATTTCTCGCTGTCGTCATGGTCCAGTCACGGCACGCCATGAGCTGAGTCGGGGTACTGGAAATCTCCACCATCACAACGCTACTTTTTGAAGCCAATTTTGCCATTGTAATCACTCCATTCTGTCTATGTAGGTCCTAAAAACTAAAATGCCATGCATCCAATCCTCGTCCCTGAGTATCTGGAAGCTCTCGAAAATGTACACATGATCGGCGCTCTCCATAGCCGCCTCCACCGCTTGCTCGATATTAATCAGCTCCGCCCGGCCCCGATATGAGCTCCATATATGCAGCCGAATCTCAACCCGGCGCTCTTCGTCGCTCATTACGCGTCCTTCAGAATCGAACGTGTCCCCAATCACGATATACGGGCCAGGCGTCTCCTCACCCGGCATGTAATCAAAAACGCGCTCGCCGCCCAAAAGCGTCACAAGCGCGTCATAGCCCGTCAATCGGGCGTAGATATCTCTATACAGATCGCTGAGCTTCACGGCACGCCTCCTCCATCGCGCGGCTCATTTTGTCGTACACCTGCGGGGCCTTCGCCGCCAGGGCCGGCCCCATGAATGGTTGCGCCGCCATCTTTCGCGTTCCGTACTCCACCTCGAAAGCGTAATACTCCTTGGAGCCCGCCTTTTGCTTCTTCGTGGTGCTCTTGCGCGTCCCGGCGTTGCGGGGATAATCGGCCTCAACCTTCGCGGATATCCCGCGCTTTGGCATCCTTACCTTAATTGAAGCCTTGAGACGTCCGACCCCGGCTCCTTTGCGCGGCTCGCGCGTTCCCATGGGGGCGCGTGTCCTGGCGTCTTCCGCTACCACCTCGGCCCCAGCCTTCACCGCCTCGCGCATCTTTTCCTGCACGATCTCATCACCGAAATCTTGAAGCGCCCGTATGACATCTTGCGCCCCCTCAAGGCGGCCATATGCGAAAACGGCCATATCACCGCACCTCCGTCACGCAGTCGAGGATCAGCCAATTTGCGACGGGGCGCGTTGTCTTTACGACCAGGCGATACCCGCGCCAGACCGCTATATCCCCTTGTTGCACCTTCACCGCGCCGGGGCGGATGATGATCTCATGGGTTCGCAGTTCCCGCGTTTGATCTGCGATGATGTTGTCCCGCGCCTGAGTTACGTTCACCTGTGCATACACGGCCCCGATGAGTGTTTCCGTCTCCGTGTATCCGCCCATTAGGTCTTTTGTTTTTTGCAGGCGGTAGAATCCCACGCGCTCAGAAAGAGCGCCCGCGCCGCTTGGTAGCGCCATGACCGCGCCTCCTTTCTCTTATTGCGCCGCAAGCCCACTCTAAAAAAGTCCCAACAACGCCACACACGACAGGAAGAAAAAGCCAAAATAGGAACTCCATAATTCTAGGGACGTCGCCGCCTTGGCTCGCGCAGCATCGAGAAAAGCATAGCAATAGCGAAAAACAGACCACCAAAAGTACAGAAGGCCCAGAGCCAAAAAAGGAAACACAGCATAGCTACACCCCCGTCGGGACGTTGCGGTCGAGCCAAAGAAGCTGACGCGCCGCCTCCGGAACGCCGCCGGTCTCCCTATGCTGATACCAGTTCGCCACAGTGAGCAGTATGGCCTGCTTCCAAGTCTGCTTTACCTCTGGGGGCTCTTCGCCTTCAGCGGCGACAAGCGCGGTATTCAGAAATCCCTCGGCCCATTGCCGCGCCGCCGTGATGTAGCCGGATATCAGCGCGTCGTCCTCGTCAAACTCCACCCTCAGTTGGGTTTTTGCTTCTTCGAGTGTGACCGGCTCCGCTATCGGCATTCGCTTTCACCTCCGGGGCCCGCTTCGTGAACCCGTAAGCCTCCGCATACGCGGCGCAATCATACGGGACGTCATGCTCCCCTATCTCAAAATCCCGCCGCCTACACCCGTCAATATAGTAGGTAAAAGGCTTTGCGACGTTAATTTTTTTTGTCTCCACGGTATCACCCCCGCTAAAAGATTTGGGGGGCATAAGCCCCCCAATCGTCACGCCGTGCACTTTACAAACTTTACGGCCTCGCTATTGAGAATCATGTTCCCGACCCGCTTTGTCATGTAGAAGTTCACGTAAGGCTTGTTGCTGTACGGGTCGCGCAACAGCCGAATCCCGGTCCGGTCCATGATGATGTACGCCTCGCGGAAGTCCCCGAACGCGATAGGAATAGCGTTTGCCCCGGCAGCGGGGAAGTCATCGTTATAAGTGTAGGGGAAGCCGAGAATACTGTTAGGCTCCCCGCTCTGGAGACCGGGCTGCCACAGGTAGTTATTTTCGCTGTCCTTCAGCTTGCGGATTGCGGCGAGGGTCTGACGGTTCATCATCCAGCGAGAGCGGCCATAGTACCGGCTCTTTAGCGCCGTGATAACGTCGATCAGCATATCCCCGAAGGCCGCGGAGGTCGCGGGAAAGTCCGCCGCAACGCCGGTCGCGATGTGCTCAAAGGTCCCAAAGGCCCGCGTATCATCGGCGGTCGCCGCCGTGGTCACGGTCAGAAGGCCCTTGGGCTGTTTGGTCCCGGTCCCGGAAGTAAACGCGATATTCTCCTGCTTCGCGAACTCACGCGCGGCGCTCTCCGCCAGCCACGCCTCCACGTCGAAGAAGATATCATCCAGCGCCTTCTGCGTCGCGGAGGGCTGGCAGTAGATTTCCCCGAACACGGGCGAGACGGTGCTGAGGGTCGGGGTCGCGGTCACGGGCCGCGCGTCGGTCTCACCGACCCAGCCCGTAGTCAGGCCGCCGTTGTCTACGAGCTGGATAATATCCTCGGTCCCGACCAGACGCACGTCGCAAACCGCGCGCATTGGGGAATCCGCACCCAGAAGGGTGAAGATTTCCCGATACATCTCCTGCGGCACGGCATACCCGCCGTCGGCGTCTACCCCGACCTGCACGGCCTTCATCTGAAGCTCGCCGAGCCCATCAGTAACGCCCTTGCGCACGAACTTCCCAAAGGCCGCCTTGTGCTCTTTGTTTGTGATATCCTCGGGCGTCAGGCTGCCCAATTCGGGACGGTTAGCCCGCGCCTCAAGCTCGCTCAGCCGCGCCTCGCGGGCCTGAAGCTCCGCCTCGATCTTCGCCAGCTTCGCCTCCAGTTCCCCCGCCTGCCCGCTGCTCTTCTTCAGCTCATCCAGCCGCGCGTCGTTTGCGCTCTTATACTCCTCAAAAGCGCCGCGAATGTTATCAAGAACCTTTTTGATTTCATCCATAGTGAATAACCTCCTAAACCGTTACAAAGTGTTACGCCTTGCCCCTGATAGATTCCAACAGGGCAACCGCTGCTTTTTTTGCTTCCTCCGCCTCTGCGTCCCGCAGAGAATCGGCGCGGACAGCTGCGATAGCAGCCTTCGCATCGGCTCTCGAATATCCGGCGTCCCGCAGGAAATTCTCAAGCCCTCTAATCGTCTTAACCTCGTCTACTACCGCCTTTGGATTAGCAGGGAAAGTGACGAGGGAGACTTCCCAAAGATCAATATCTTTCAGCACCCGAACGCGCCTGTTATCGCGGGTTTCCCATTCCCAAGCAAGAGGAAAAAACCCGATAGAAAGCCCGCGTATAGCGCGATTTTTTAGCAGGATATACGCCTCGCGCCCCTTTTCAATGTCCAACAAAAGCCGGCCCTCAAGCCAAAGCCCTATCTCATCCTCACGGATTCTCTCATATACGCCAATCGGCTCCGCGCTATCGTGCTGCCATAACATTACGGGCGTTTTCTTTTGCAGCGTCTCCGCAAACGCCCCACGAACAATCACATCATCCCAATCATCTACGACGTCGAACACCGACCCATAACCGCTGAAATACCCTTCGTCATTGATCTCCTTGATCTCCATCGGGTAGCTCTTCCTGCTCAGTACCGGCATTCGTATCACTCCCTCCTGTATCATCTTCGTTGTCCACTCGCATATTCAGCGGGATAAGGTGAATATCGCCGCCCTCATACGGGTTCATATCCTCCATCTCGCGGACCTCGTTCGGGCTCAATACACCCATATTGATACCTTTCTGGTATGCGTCATATCGGCTGTTCAGGTCGCCCCTTTGCAACCCGTCCAGATTGAAGCGCACCTCAAGCCCGCGCTCGCCGGTATCATCTATGAGGTCCCGCGCGATAGCCTGTTCCCAACGCCTCACCCACGGGAGCAAGGTATACCGAACATAGCCCATGCTCATCTGTTCGATACCGCTTCCCCAGCTTGTCGTCTTTTCCGTACTCTGAATCATGAAGAGGGGGATACCGAAAATCCGCGCTATATCCTCCACCTGGAAGCGCCGCGTTTCCAAGAATTGCGCGTCGGCGTTCGTCATGGAGAGCGCCTCGAACTTTGTACCCTGTTCCAGAATCGCGGTCGCGCCGGAATTCTCGCCGCTGTATGCGGACTGCCAGTTCGTTTTCAGGCGCTGGTATGCTTCCTCGGAGAGATTGCCCGGAATGCTCAGCACCCCGCCGGGCTTCGCGCCGTTCGCGAAGGTAGAAGCCCCGTGCTCTTGCGCCGCCAGTGTCAGGCCGATGGTCTCACGTTGGCACGCGATGGGGGAGATGCCCGTCACCCCGTCCACGCTCCGATACATTACGTGGAATATCTCACGCTGTCCAACCGTTCTTGTATCTCCGTTTGCAAAGGTCACGTTGTATTCGAGTTCCCACGTGGGAAGCTGTCTGACGGATATCATCCCGGGCAACAGCGGCAAAAGCTCCACAACCCGACCCACAGCATCACGCACTTTATAGGCGTAAAAATCGCCACGCAGGCACAAGCAGAACATCGCCAGCTCGCGCCAGTTGAACGAGGTGAGCCACGGACACGGGCGATGCGCCAGAAGCCGATACACCCAGTTATCACGCTCTTCCATGCGCTCGCCGTCGAAGCCCCGATAGACCTTCACAGGGAGCTGCGCGACGCTCTCCGCCAGAAGCCCGACACAGGCATACACCGCCGAACATTGCAGCGCCTTCGAGGGTGATACGTCTATCCCGGCCTTCGTCGGCATTCCGTACACCTGCGAAAGCAGCGCCGATAGCGCGTCCGCCGTAACGTTGCCCGACTTGTTTTGTCTCTTTTTCCTGCTTATCTCACTCACCCCCTACACGGTCAAAAGGCCCCGCGTCTCGTACACGCTCGTATCATCCTCGCCTTGTATCTGGCGTGATATCGCCATACAGAGCGCTACTATCCCGTCTATCCGCTCCGCGCTCTTGGCCTTGTCCGGCTTGATATTTTCGGCCGGGTCCATGGCAAGAACTACGTTCGCCGCCATCCAGCGGAGGACCGGATTGCCGCCGTGCTTAAGCTCGCCGCTCATGATCTCGCGTTCAAGTTCTTTCGCCGCCGGGCTCAAGGTCTGGAATCCCTGCCTGACAGGCACAACATGAAAGCCGTCCTCTTCAAGCTGTATCCCCAGCTGCGTCGCGTTCCATGGGTCATAGCCGATCTCACGCAGCCCCTTAAACTCTGTCGCTACCTGCTTTATACGCTGTCGGATATACTCATAGTCTATGACGTTGCCCGGCGTCGCATCCACATACCCATGACGCACCCACGCGGAAAAGGGCACGCGGTCCCGGCGCTCGCGCTTTTCCATCTCATCCTCGGGTATCCAGAACCAGCAAAGGGTATCACCCGTTCGGGGAAACTTCAGCACAAAGGCGGATATATCCGTCGTGCTAGAAAGGTCAAGCCCAGCGTAGCACGGTTCTTTGCGCAGGTCTTCCAGGGGTGTCTGTTCCCCGCAAGCCGCCCAGGCGTCCGGGTCTATCCAGCGCGTCTCCGCCTGCGTCCAGATGTTCATATGCAGCCGCAAGAAAGCGTTTAGCGCCGCCGGGGCCTCCTTCGCCTTGCGTATCTTGTCCCTCAGGTCATCCAGCTTTACCGAGACCCCCAGATTAGGATTTGCCTTAATCCAGACCTTCTCATCGGTGTAATCGTCTTCCTCATCGAGAGTAAAGATTATTCCGCAGAAGCTATCATCTTCGAGCGACCCGTCTAGCACCTTTTCCAAGTAGTCATGAA